AAAGGAATATGAGGACCTCAACCAGGCCGGGCAGCAAATCGACCTGGATCATCCATGCAAAGAAACCTGTTCCGGATGGAAGCAAGGCTATGACAAGGGGATTGGCGACGGAATAACTAACTTAGTGTCTGCGCTGAATAAGCTTCTCGAGCCTGAGCTTATGGAGCTCATCGAAAAGTCGATTGTGCGCAAAGGCTTCGAAGCTGGGGCTTATGAAATTTTCGGGGACTGCAAAGGGAAATCAAATGAGCGATAAGACTAGGGACGAATTGGATCGTGAAGCTGCGGAAGCGTGGATAAACGAGACGGCACCAAAGGTATTCAGAGCCTTAGAGTCCGCAGATATTAACTATAACGACGAGCTATTGTGTCACGCAATGGAGGATGGCTTCCTCGCAGGCATCCAGCACGAGCGCGCACGGCTTCAAGCGGAGATTGAAGGGTATCGCAACGACAATGAGGTTCTGCGAAATTGGATTAGCGGATGCGCTAAAGCTGTAGATCAGCAGGGCATTTTCGACCGCGAACGATTAAAAGAAGAAAACAAAAAATTGCGTGAGGACCATAGGATCGGGTTCAATCTTTCTTTTCCGATAATAGTCAAAGAGCTCGAAGCGGAAAAAGCGCGCCATGCTGAGGAAATGGAAATGATGGCTGCAGAAGTTGGAGTGCTAGAGTCACACATGCAGGAACTAATTGAAGTCTTGGAGTTGGTCATGCACGAGAATAGAGGCGCTAATTATGGCATTGCCAAGCGGCTCACCGACAAATTCAAAGGAGACCGCCGTGACGGGTAATAACGATCAATGCCAATACAAACGCTGCCGTCACCCTCTAGGGCCGTGGCTTCCAACTAAGAATGTCGATGGGTTTGGCGAAGCTGAGGAGCGCTGCTGTGAAAAATGCGGCGGTAAGCAGTGGCGCGCACGCATAAAAGATGGCGAGTTTCTAGACACAGTTGAGGGTTTATTCAAAGGAGACCGCCGTGAGTGAGAAGCGAGATTTCAGAACAATGGTTTTTGAGAACCTTGGCAGAGCATCTGTATGTTGGGATGAATTGCCAAGGGGTGTTTTCGATTCAACTAAATGCCAAGAACTTGGTATGGAGATTGTGACTGCGTATGGTTCACTCATGCGAGAGGCGCTGAAGCTGCGCAGGGCAATTAGAGAGAGTGACGATTGTGGTGAAGCGGTAAGGACATTCGACAAATTTCTGGCTGAACAAGGTGGTGAGAAATGAAATCCCTATCTGATCGGCTAAAGGCGGTGGCGGCATTTAAGAAATGGGAGACATGCGACACTGACGACGACTGGCGGCTGATAGGCGAGCAAGATCAACACGCACGCACCGAGCGGCTCTTTGCTGCGCTGGCTGAGTGTGCGGAAGCATTAGCAGAAACGTCCAGGACTATAGTCAAACCAATTTCAATGATTGATGCACTTATTCAATTATCGGAAATAGAAACGAGATGCGACAAAGCACTCGCAAAACTAGAGCAGGAAATTGCGAAAATGGAGGGGGAAGGGTGAGCACATATCACGAATTCAAATGCGACTGGTGTTTACGCCGGGTAAAAGTAACATATAATGGTGAGCATTACTTGCCGCCACAGGGCTGGGTTCAGCTTTATGATCCGACCACTGCCCTCACTCTTGATCTACACACCTGTGAAAAGTGTTTCAAAGATCCGCGTACAAAGAAGGCAAAGAAATGAGTTTAGACAACTTCCTAACTGAAGTGAGGAGCGGCTGGAATCGACACCAAAGCTGCCGTATAAACAATTTCCAATGGTTATTATTGAATACAACGAAGAGTATGGGCCGAGTGAACGCTCAGAGGTCATGAACGCGTATTTGAAGCTAGGGTATTCTTCCGTCACAGACCTGCTCAAGCTCATTCAGGTTGTGGAGGTGCTGCGCGAGACGTTGGAAGAGATACGTGAAGTTGATTCGCCATGGAGTGGTGATGAGGCTAAGGAAGCCCTTCAAAAAGCAGAGGAGTTGTGCCGATGAGCCAAGCCTCAGAAATAATCAAATACACCCTCACGGAGCAGTTTATGATTCTCATGGAATACATTGAGTTTGGGATTTACACCGCCTTGCTGCTTGTGGTGGGATTTACAATTGGTGGACTTTCGAAACGACATTGAGGAGATTTATTGCATGGTGAAGTACAAGGACGGCGATCACCACTCAATCGTGTGCGGTGATCTTGGTGGGCTGGCATTTGCCGTTTACGTTTTACAGAAAAGGTTGTTAGAAGAATGAAACCTAAAATATTGATGAAAAAATATGTGATGAATGCAAACAAAAAGGCCCTGACAGTCTTGCCAGGGCCTAATCAAACTACTTAGCTTTACGTGCAGGTTTGCTTTTTGTAGCTTTAGCCTTCGTCTTGCGAACGGCTTTCTTCTTGGTTGCCATTTGATGTTTCTCCTTTCAGGAAAAGTTGAACGAATAGGTTACTTGCAATCGCCCACACTCCCAGGCAGGCCAGAATTTTAATAAAATCCATGCGTTCACCTCTTCTTAGATCTAGTGTGACTTGGTTGCGTCAATTGCGTCAAATGTTTGTCATGTGATTTTGACGCGCATTTCCTTAAACTGGCCGCATGAAGAAGGCAAAACCTAAAACCGCCCTGGCGACGGTTCGTGGTAAGAAAGCGCCAGGTGCGCGAAAGCCAAAGAAGACCAAGATTAAAAAGCGTGAGGTTTGGCAGTGGAGCTGCGAAACCAGCCAATGGCCTAAAGATCCCATACCAGAGACCTATTCGCCGCACACAGAGGGCGGTCTGACGTACAAGCAAAAGCGGTTCATTGATTTCTATATCGATGGCACCGGCAATGCCACAGAAGCCTATGCAAGGGCCTTCCCTCACGTCACCAGAGCGTCAGCCAAGTCTTTGGCGGTTGAGATGATGTCCAAAGAACACATTATTGATGCCATAGAATCCAAGCGGGAAGAGTTTCGCATCCTACTTGCCGTCAATCGCGAGAAGATCCTACGGGTTCAAACGGCTATGGCAATGGCGACCATTGACGAATTTGTAGACGTATTCAACCGGCCTGGTGACGTGGATTCATACCGCAACCTGGGCGAGAACATACACGCGCTTAAATCCGTAAAGTCCGGTGAATTCGGAAATGAGATTCAAATGATAGATAAACAGGCGGCATTGAATGAACTATGGAAAAAACTTGGTTTCCAAACGGGCGCTGATTCAAACCGTGAGCGAGATGTCACGGACTCAGCTCTTAACCGCGCTCTCACAATCCTTAAAGGAGGGAAAACAGAGTGAAGCGGATGATTTTCTATGGGCTCGCTGTGCTACGGATGTGGAGCTATTCGCAAATACTTTTTTTCCGCATTACTGCACAAATCCTTTTAACGAACTTCATCACGATTTGTTCGATTCTACTATCTTCATGGAACGCGCGATTAGGCGCGCACGCGCAGCACCTCGTGGATACGCAAAGTCTACGCTCGAAGTCTTTATCAAACCGATCCACGATGCGGTTTATGGTCTCGAAACCTTTGTCCTCCTTATCTCAAATACGCAGGGCCAAGCAGATCAAAAGCTTGCAGACATTCGGACTGAGATTCTTACTAACCTACCTCTCATTAATTTTTATGGAGTGCATTTCAAGGTTAAAAAGCCGGGCGCAACACGCTACACGATCCATACGAAAGACAGTAAATGCTTATTTGCGAGCTATGGCGCGGGCGCGGAAATACGAGGTGTCAGATTTGGACCTAGCCGACCTTCCAAAATCGTTTGCGACGACATGGAACATTCGGAAGAAGTGGAAAACGAAGAAATCCGCCGCAAATACTTCGATTGGTTCATGCAAGTCATCAGCAAAGTTGGAAACAAGTTTACCAATATCCACGTCATCGGCACGATTCTTCATAATGAATCGCTCCTTATGGGGCTCACCAAGAATGCGGCCTACGATTCAAAGATCTACAAAGCCATAATTTCATGGTCCACCCGTCAGGATCTTTGGAACGAATGGACCAAGCTTTACACCGATCTTGACGATTTAGAGCGCAAGCCGAAAGCCGAAGCGTTTTATGCAGAGAACATGCATAAACTCCTAGAGGGCACCAAAGTCCTATGGCCTGAGCACGAATCTTACCTAGACCTCATGCGCGAGCTGGTGGAGACCGGCCGCCGCGCATTCATGAAAGAGAAGCAGAACGAACCGCTGGGCTCTGAAGAATCGCTTTTCGATCAAATGCATTGGTATCATGAGCGCACCGATGGGCTTTTTATCGAGAAACCAGGCCACAAGGACGGCGGCGTGCTGATTCCGTGGGTTGAGCTGAAGGACAAGGACGGGAAGTGGTTGAATGCCTATGGCGCACTTGACCCGGCCATTGGGCAAACCAAGACAAAGACAGGAAAGCTCGGCGATTATTCTGCAATTCTAACAGGGATTAAGGATCTAAAGACTGGGCGCTTGCTGGTTCATGCCGATTGGATGAAGCGCGCACCACCTACGAAATTCATTCAGCAAATTTTTGACCTTGATGATGTGTACGACTACACGAAATTTGCTATTGAAACGAATTTGTTCCGTGAGCTACTCATTCCAAATCTTCAGGAAGAGCGTAAGCGAAGACAGGCCACAACAAAAAGAGAAATAAAAGTTCCTTTCTATGACGTAGTACAAACGGAGAACAAGGAAAAGCGCATCTTCACGCTGGAACCTAAAATTACGCATTCTCACATCATATTTAATAGAGCATTGTCAGAAACCTTCACGCGACAAATGGAAAACTTTCCCCGTGATTCTCATGACGATGGTCCAGATTGCCTAGAAATCTTGTGGAGCTTGGTCAATAACCGTTATAAAGCGAGCCCAATGGCGGGCGCAGGCATTACGGGCCGCTAAACCGTCAAAGGTTTGTCATTAGACAGCGCGGTGAGTCCTGTTAAGGTATGGGGATCACCGGGGGTTCACCATGCCTTTTTTCTGGAAACTCGCTTAAATGGCGCGCACATTTGGAACTATGCTAGGCCCGCGCAATGGCGGCGGGATCTCTCGCTTGCAACGCTTCGCTCAGAACAATCTAGGCGTCATTATGACCGGCGACCGCGCAGCTACGCGCATGTACCGCAAGCAGCAGCTCGACACCTACGACCGGTACTATGAGGGCACGCAGTACGACGACAAGCAGGATTGGGAAGAGGCTTTAAAGTCAGATACCTATGTTCCTATTCGCGACCGAAAGCCTCGAATCATGTACAATATCGCCAAGGTTTTGGTCGATAAAGTGACCGCGAAGCTCTGTGGGCAAAAGACTTTCCCCAAATTCATCATTGAGGAAGACCCAGATGACACCGAATTCTTCAACACCATCATCAAAGCTTCAAATTTACGCAGAAATCTGCTTGAACCTGTTCGTCGGGCTTTGCTTAGCGGTTCTTCTTTCGTCCGCTTTTTTCTCGTTAATGGCAATTTGGAGCTTGAATACTCCCTGGGGAAATACTGTTACCCAAAGTTTGATGCAATTGGTGAACTAGACAGCATCGAAATTAAATATGTCTATGAGGATTGGGACGACCTCGAAGCCAATGGCGAGCCAAAGCTCAAGTGGTATCGCCTATATATGGATAAAATGTCAGACGTACTTTCTGACAATCCTGAATTCATCAGCGGCACAGAACCAAAATTCACCGATGTTGAAACAAACCAACACAATCTTGGATGGGTCCAAGGCGAGTGGCTTCCCACCGCCAAGAACAAGTTTGACCCCGATGGCCCGTCAATGATCGGCGATATTCTCGGTTTCATCGACGACTTGAATTATTCACTTTCGCAGTCCAGCCAAGCGATTGCCTACAACCAAGAGCCCCAGCTTGGCGTTACGGGAATTGATGAGGAGGAGCTAGACACGCTCATTAGGTCCAGTCAAAAGGCTTGGAATTTGGGCAAAGAGGGAAAAGCGGAATTCATCGAATCCGCGCTTGAGGGCGTGAAACAGGCCACCGATTCCCGTGGTGACAACCGCAATCGCATGTTGGAAGTCGTGCGAATCGTAATCATGGACCCGGAGAAGATCGCGGGAAGTGCTCAGTCTGGTAAAGCAATGGAGATTCTCAACGAGCCTTTGGTTGAGCTTCTCGACGAACTAAGAACTACGTTTGAACCGCGATTCAAGAACCTGATTCTCAAAATGTCGCTCACTTGCCTGGTGATGAATGCACGCGGTGAGCAGACAATGATTGAAACCCCACCAGGTTACATGCCTAATTCAATGGACCTAACGGCCCAGTGGCCAGCGATCTTTCCGCCGACCCTAGCAGATATCGCCGTTATGGTGACTGCCGGTTGCGCGGCTGCCATGGGCCAGGTCATCTCACGCGAATCAATCACGCGCTGGCTTGCGCCGGTTTTCAATATTGAGAACATCGACGAGGAATTGAGCAAGATTGCAGCACAACCACCGCCGCCTAATCCATTTGGCGGTTTTGGCGGGGGAATGTAAATGATCTGGCTTGGGCGATTACTCGTAATTGTGGCCACCATGATTGCGGCGCTCGCCTGGGCAGCCATGCGCTCATTTCTGGGCAATGCCAAGCGCCACAAGCGCAAGCGACCGATTACGATCCTAAAGCCAATGAAGGGCGATTCTGAATTCGGATTGCTGGAAAACCTGACCTCATTCTTTGAAATGACATTCATGGAGGGCGATGAAATCATTTTTTGTTTCGAAACTGAAGACGATCCTGGAATCAAATTGGTTGAATCGTTGCAAGCCAAATTTCCCTATGTTCCTGTGAGGATCACAAAGAAGGCTGTGCGAATTGGCGTCAATCCCAAGATTCAAAATATGTGGGAAGGTTATAAGACAGCCAAGAATGATCTGATTCTAATCTCTGACAGCAACACGCTGGTGAAGCCTTACTATTTGGCGTTGCTGGACGACCAACACAAATACGACACTGGTGTTTTGGCCGCTGTAATAATTTGTAATAACGCAACTTCTCTCGCTGGCCGCGTTGAATCCATGCTCATGCACCGTTTTTATTCCAAATGGATGGTGTTGTTGAATTCAATCGGTCACTCGATTGTCATGGGTAAGTCCATGATGTTTAGCAAGTCGGCATTGGAAGCCTGCGGCGGGTTCTTTTACGCTTCCAAATACCTCGCGGAAGATTACGTTATTGGACAAATGCTCAGCAATAGCGGCTATTACACGCATGTTCTGTCCATTCCTGTGACAGAATCCGTAGGAAAACGATCATTTCGCGAGGTTTTCATGCGCTACGTTCGCTGGGGCCGGATGCGCAAAGCTCACGCGCCGGTAACATTCATGCTCGAACCGCTCTCCTCAATGACCGTAATGTCGTGGATTTCCATTTTTGTCTTTCCTTGGTGGGTGGGATTAGTTTTGAGCACAATTTGGGCTTGGTTTGAAACCGACATGATTCACTATGCTGGTGGCAAGAATAACTTTCTAGCCTACATGGTGAGCGAATGGCTGATTATACCGATCTGGATTTACACGCTTTGCGGTAACGCTGTTGAATGGCGCGGGAGAATCTTCGACATGAACGACGGTGGAACCTGTGATGAAAGGCCAAGCTAATGTATGCACCTGGTAGCGGAAGCCGTGGGGATTCAGGAGACTACCGGGACAATCCAAAGTCTGGGCACATTTCATTTAAAAATGAAGGTGGCAAAATCAAGATCCTGAACGCTGGGAAGCCTGTCGGCGGCTCCACTTTCGTAAATCATCGCTTAAATGAAATGGTGGGAGAGGTCAAACATGCAGAAGCCGGAATCCGAGGAGTGGCTCACACTGAGGCAGGCGGCAGAGCGTATGGAACGCAATCCTCATTCCCAGGCTTTTACAAATCAGTCGGTTTCCAAAACAAAGCTGACTTTGCTAAAGTCGTTAAAGGAAGAGACGGCGTCAAATTCTCTCGTCTGGTTGGCTCCGCTGTCGCTGATCTTAATTCCGGTTATCATACTTCTTTCGGAGATGTTGACCCAAATCGTAACTTCCAAGTGAGAAGTAAGCAGGTTTTCGACAATCGCGGCGGGATTCGTTGGGTGAGAATTCACGGCCATTCTGTGCCGATAAGGGGTAAATGATGTTTAGCGGATCATGGCAACAAACGGTTACGAGACTTTTGATTCTTCTTACACCGCTGATCTGGATTGGCTGGGACGTGTTCACCTATATCACGGCGGGCAATGCGAGCACCGAAAGTGCCACTATTTTTAGATATTCCTCGCAAGTTCCCGGCATCGCATTTCTCGCTGGCGTTTTGTGCGGTCACTTCTTCTTTCAAATGCATGAACCTACAGCTTACCCAACGGAGCCCAAGAAATGAGCGCCGTAACATTTCGCCGAATCGGCGGGCATATTGTGCCTATTAAGGTCACAATAGGGGACCCGTCTAAGTTGAATAAGAAAGAGGCCAAAGCGCAAGCTATCGTTGGCAGTTCCCAGATTGTCGCCGGTTCAGCAATTGCTGTTGGAACTGGCGTGGGCACCGCTAAAGTAGTTCGCGAAGCTTCTTCGGAAATCAAGCAGAGCAAAGGCATGTACCGACATGCGCGCAAGATGTTCAAAATCAACACCGCAATTTATGGCAATAAAAGTACGTTTGCGCATACTGTGAGAACTCAGCAAATGGCCGAAGCGGTTAAGCTTGGAAAGTCTGGAATTAAGAAATTCAGAAGTCGCGGCACCCTGCTTTTAACGGGTGCCACATTTGGCGGCGCAATGCTGATGACTGGATTTGAGAAAGTAAGGGCTGCGGCTAAAAAAGAAAAGCCAACGTCTGGAACTTTTAGCAAGGCAACAGGCGAAGCAATCGGCGTTGGCCTTGCGGGCGGCGCTTATTATCATCATTTACCAGTGGGAAGTTTTCTAAAAACGGTTGCCAATACCTATGCACTTTACAAAGGTAAGCCGCGACCATTCAAAGCGACATGGTGGAAATAAATGCCATCAGGATTCTTCCAAGAGGTTGATGCGAATGGAATCGTTGAGAATCACGTTCAAGCCGTGCTTTCGCTCGAAGACTCCCAAGCCAAATCAATCATGTCTTCTTACCAGGGCGTGCGGCAAGACTTGGTTAGAAGACTTGGAAGCGTTAATCCTGGAACTTTCACAGCTCAGCATTTGCGTGGCGTGCTTGCGCAAGTAGATTCCGCGATTGCGGCCATAAACAAGAAGCTTTATGGAGACATGTACAACGGATCTTTCGAAGCTGCTAAATCTGGCGTCAACGATCTGTTTTCAGAAATGAACGAGTTTGACGAGATATTTACCGGCGCAGTGACGCCCATCAATTTGAACGCGGCATTAATCGCGCAGGATACCGCCAACTTTTTGACCACGAAGTATTCAACCAATTTGGAGGCTTATGGGACGGATCTTTCGAATCAAATTGGAAACGGATTGTTCGCGGCTTCAATTGGTGAAAAGTCCTATTACGAAGTCGTTCAAAGCATCAGCCAATTCTTCACTGCTGAAGAATGGAAGCTCCAGCGGATCGTAAGGACTGAATTGCACAATATTTACAACGTCGCCAAGCTCAATGGAATGCGTAAGCTTGTTGGAACCGACGATGCGCCGGGAGACATCCCAGACCTAATGAAAACTTTGATGCATCCGATGGACCAAAGGACCGGCGAAGATTCAAAAGAATTAGCGCGCGAGCATCCCGTTATTCCAATCGATGAGGAATTTGTTCAGGTTTGGGGCAAGTATACATATATATTCATGAATCCACCGGATCGGCCCAATGATCGGGCGATAATGATCCCATACCGTGAGGAATGGGGAAAAGTGAAGGGAGCGGCTTTCATTCCTGGTGGGCGACTAAGGGTTAGGCAAAGCGGAATTGATCCAGTAACATAAACTTTTTAAAGGAGTCCATATGCGTTTTTTAATTATCTTCCTGACCTGTCTTTGTTTCTCTCCAATGTCTTTCGCGGCACAAAGCACGACTGGAATTGTGACCCAGAGCTTGCTAAGCGCGACCGGCACTAGCACGCTGATTCTCGCGCGCAATGAGCTGCGCACGTATCTGCTGATTCAAAATCTCGGCACTGCAACGATCATTGTGAAATTCAATGCCGCGCAGTCTGCGACCGAAGGCATTCAAATTCCTGCTGGTGGAAGCTTCGAGCCAAACCTTGCCCCGCGCGATTCCGTTTACATCGAGTCTTCAACAGGAACTCAATCTTTCATGCTCTTAGAAGGAATCTAAAATGTTTAAAATATTTGATTTACTTTTGTCGGCGGCAATCGTCGCAATCTTTTCTGTTCCCAATGCCAATGCGAAACTCTCGCAAATGCCGTTCCCGTATCCAAGCGGCGCGAGTGGTTATCATTTCTTTGATGATTTCGTTACGGCAGTGACCAACGTCAACTATCCGCTTGGAAATCAGGGCTGGCAGGCGGCTGCGAATGCTGGTGGGTACATCGGCAATGCGACCGCTGGCGCTGCGGCTGCTGGTCAAGCGGGCCGCATTGGTTTGATTTCGCTTGGAACTGGGACGACAAGCAATGCCACAGGTCAGGCATTCTTAAGTCTATCAGCCGCTCAGATGTACGCGGGCATTGGTGCAATAACTTGGCAATGGGCCGCGCAAGTTCCTTCTGCGCTTTCCACCTCAAGCGTTGAATACATCATGGATATGGGTTTTGGGGTTTATCCGTTCGAGCAAGGAAGTAATGGCCTTGGCATCCTCTATCAGCGAACGTCATCGACCAATTTCATGGCGTATACTAGCAACAATGGAACCGAAACCACATGCACGACTGCCGACGCTACTCATTTCGCCGTTGTAGCCGGAACTTGGTACAATTTTGAGATTGTAATTCCCGTGGCGGGCACAAGCGCAAGTTTCTATGTGGCACCTGCGGGCAGCTATGCTTATGTGAAAATTTGTACGATCACAACGAACTTGCCCGACATTTCCGACCAGGCCAGCCCCATGATTGAAATTTACAAGACGGGATCAAGCACCACCACAAACCGCATCATGAATCTTGATTGGGTTCAGGGCGATATCACTTTTACGAATCCTCGTTAGTCAAAACTTTGGCGCTCTAAACGGCGTCAAATGTTTGTCATGGTAATCATTTTCTAATTTCATATCCTCATTTCGTAACCCTGGTGGTTACGGAATGGAGTTTTCATGGATCTGGAATCCCTGAAGGCGGCGATGGAAGCGGCTCTCGTAGCCTCACAAGCTGCTAGTGCTGACAAGGATTTGCAAAAGGCTTATGCGGAAGCAAAAAAAGCTTACGACGACGCGGTTGCAAAGGCTGAATTAGAGATTGAGGAAGACCCGGAAGACCCGGCCGACCCCAAGCTCGATGACAAGACCAAGGCGCATAT